TAACTTTAGTATCTTTACCAGATGAAATAACTGGGTATGTAGATGTATAAAACTCAGCGGCATTCTCAACAAAAGCAAACTCGTCAAGATATAGAAGTGATACAGATAAACCACGAATAGATGAACCAGATGTCGCTGCAGCAATAATTTTAGAGTTATTAGAAAACTCTATAGAGCCTTTATTCAGTGTCTTAGTGCCAGGTTGTAAAAAGAACGGTAAGTTTTCTAACATAAGTGTAATGCGAGATAACATCTCACGTGATGTAGCACCTTTGTTTGCTAGGACAGCGATGTTCTTTTCACTATTAAAAAGTGCATACCATAGTAGATATGCAACAGATGAAATAGATTTACCACTTTGACGACAAGCAAGAACAATAGAAAATCTATTATCATTAAAGTGGTCAAACATAGTTTTCTGATATGGATATAGATTAAAGTTAACCAAACCTTCATCAAGAGATATAATCTTACAATAGGTCCGAGCAAAATATGTCGGATCTTCCATACACTTCTGATATTCTAAGATTGTTTCTTGAGACCAACCCTGTGTAATACCGTCACGTTTTACGTTTGGATTACCAAGATAGCCTTCATGACCATTAATAATATTATTCATCTTTTAAGTGCGGTGTTATATCCACCACATTGTTATCCTCATTCTTTTTCACATTCTGTAACATTCTCTGCAAATCTGCAGTAGAACCAACAAATACATTATTGTTTGTAGTACCACCTTCAACCTGTTTCACTGGATCTGTGTTAATGTCCTTGTGTTTCTTATTTAGGTCAAGTAGTTTATCGTTGACGTCAGCCGTATTTTTAATCAGACCCGACAATACTTCAAATGCCCGAGGGTGTTCGCTTTCACGAGCTACTTCAATCATATCCTCTAAAGCACCTCTGCCTTTCTCGATCAGATCATAAAGAACCTCACGTGAATATGTATAATCGGTATCCGCTTCTTTTTTCTTATCAACCACTTGAATCACCTTGTTCTGCTTCTAGTATAGTAGTAGTAAATCCGTAATCGCTGTCAGGTGACACATTTAAAGGATTCGGTAGAACTGTGAGTTTCACATCTGGAACAGATGCTGTTCCTTGCCCATCTGAATCAATAAGAGTATCAACGTGTAAATTATTAATAACTTTTCTAATTATAGCTGATTCATTTACACCTTGGTAGAAGTTTGCTTGCATCATAAAATCTAAAGCATATATAATTGTTCTTCTAGTTCCAAGTGCACCTTCAAAGTCATCACTTACTGATAAACCATCAAGAGTAATTGGAACATCTTCTTTAATATCAGTATAATCAGAGAACGGTTTAATCGTCAATGAGTATTGTGGGGCAAAGAAAGGTAATATTTGTTCCACAATTTGAAGTGCATCGTCTTGAGTCTTTGCATAAATCTGTAATTGAAAATTAATATCATATGGAACGTAGTTGTAAATCTTTGCTCTTTTTACTTGAGGTGTAACAGCTGTTGCCGCTACCCTATTTTTATTACCCATTTTATTTAATTGTCGTATAGGGTTATATGAAAAACCTAAGATTTCAAAGGACATTCTAGGTAATTTAATAGCAACATTTTGGTTGTTATTTAAATCCTCAGTTTGCCTAATTCTTTCTAAAAAATCTCTTTTGGGTGCATACGAGATAGGAACCTTTGCAGTACTAATCACACCACCTGCAGCATTCTTTCGAATCACATAGATGTTATTAAAAAGAGAACCAAACATGGCTACACTTTTTCTTATTCGTTCGTTATAAAAATATGAACCAAGCATTATCTAGGATCTCCAAATGGATTTGTTTCACTGAAATCAAGGAATGACAGATCTGTAGCAGTTGTGTTGAAATCATCATTCTGTTCGTTCTGAGAAATTTTATTGATTTCTGCTATGGCAGTTACCAGTGCTTGCCCAGAAGAATCCTCAGTAATGAGATACCTACTTGTAGCAAAGTTATGGAAGGCACCATCATTTGCACCAACATGAACAAGGTGTACTATCTTATCGCTATCACTGTATGCTGAAATCTCGCCAGACATAATCGTACCGTCTGCCAAGGTTTGTTTTACATTATCTCCAACAGTCCAAGAACCTGCAGTCAAAGCAGAGTCTAGTGTGAGACTGTAAGTATAGGCATAGTCTTCTTCGATTGCTTGTACTGCATCAATGCCAGTGTCAAGATCCTCATCATTGTATTCAAACAACTCACAACGTAACTTATATACAGGCAGATTTGACAACTGGTAGAAAGGCTGTTCGTGTTCAACGTGCATAATCTGGAAAAGTTTGTTCGACATAGGCAAATGAATCAGATCACCTTCCAGTGGACGAATGGCTGTTACTGCACTTGCATTCCTTTGTAGATCTCCCCACCGTTTTCTTGCAATAATAAAAGTAGCTTGGTCTCGGATCTCAACACCAAACTTAGTGAACAAGTCACCCTCGCCATCGAACCCTTCGACGTTTTCAATATACATTTCTACCTTATGCGAAGATCCAAATGTAGATGGAACGTCATCACCAAATATTTTATCTTCATTAACCACAGTTCTTGGAAGATAATAGACATCTTGTCCATACATCTTGAGGGACTCTATAACAATATTTTCATAGAGACTCTGTTCAGATCTGACAGATTGAGAGAAGTATGGATTAGTAGCCATGGATTATCCTACAAAAAAGCTTGCTGGTGTCTCGTAACTTAAACGAATTTCTTCTTGTAATGTTGCAATGTCTTGAAGTGCGTCATCAAATATTTGTCTTCCATTAAGAGTAACACCACCTGGCATCTGCATTCCTTCAAACTTGATTAGGTTTGCTCCCCATTGATGCTTGAACAAAGCAGTCGTATATTTCTTCAACCAAATATCGTTCCAAACATCCGTGTTAGTAGTAGGTGTGACTTTGTATGCTTCGTATACAATATAGTCACCAGACTTGATATCTTTGTCTGCAAAGTCACCGTGTATATACAGTCTATTCTCGTGTCGTGAATATGTTACTTGTGTCTGACCATTTAGTTTCATATCCAAGAGAGACAAGTATTGATTGAGTTGTTCATAGTATGCCATATCACCAGCAAAGTGTTGCATATTTGCAATATCATTAAGCATCATTTGATACTTGACAGAGAACATATTGGTACTACCACCAAAGTTACTATTGACATTATACATTTTTGTGACATATAGAACATCAGTAGGAACATTAACATATTCTCTTGATACGTCACTGTCGCCTACTTGTTGAGCAATATATGTTCTGAATGTGGCATCAGAATGATACTCTTGCCAATACTGTAAGGCTTCATCCACACGATCTTGTTCTTGATCAAAGTCAATATTGATCTCGATTACTGGTTCGCCTAACCTGCGTTTACAGTAGTCAATGAGTGTCTGTCTTGAAGTTGGGTTAGCCATTATTTTATCCTATATCTTTCAACTATTTATACTAGTTGAGTAGTGTCCCTGATGCATCATATACGTTGATCCTATAATGAGATCCGTGTTGTCCATCGAGTAAATCAGCATCAAGTCCAGATGATGCGCCATCAACTGTTTTTATTGCCGTAAGAATTTCTGATGCTGACTGATCTGCTGTAGCCCCATCTTCCACATTAATAATAGTACGAACATTTGCAGCAGTGAGTTCTTGAATAGCACTACCTGCACCATCGTCATTTCCTAGTATTACATTATTGCCAGAAACATTCTGTATTTTTGCATAAGTAACGGCATCGGCTGCAATAGTTGTAGCGCCATCTCCAGAAGATGTTACGTCACCTGAGTGGTTGGGGTGTGAATAGTTGTTTGCACTTGCTTCAATGCCGTCTAGTTTAGTACCGTCAACAGAAACATCTCGACCATCTACTGTCTGAGAACCAGAAAAAAGTATGTTACCTATTAATGTACCACCAGCCAAACCAAGGTATCTTGCTTGGATTAGATCAGAGTCAATAAAGTTATCAATATTATTTGCGTTGTCTTTATAGAATAGCCGACCGTTGCGAAAGTTAATCGCAAGTTCGCCATGATCTATGTCGCTCGTGCCAGCGGCATTACCATCTACTGATGATTTTTTAAGTAATAACTTAGCCATTTCTGCTCCTTAAAAAAGGTATGTTTAGAGTCCAGTATAAAAATACCAGACTTATGTTAGAATGTTCCGCCGTCTACAGTATCGAGAACAACAGCACCTGATGATACCGTAAACTCATCTGAGTCAAACGATGCAACACCTGGATTTGAGATTGTAGCAAGTTCTGCTGAAACTGTAAGAGTACCAGCACCGTCGTTGTATGCCAGATCAATACCTTCACCAGCCGCAAACAAACTACCTGACAAATGGTCATCGATAAGTTCTAAGTAATCAACTCCACCTATTTCAAGAGATCCAGACGAGATATTAAGAGTTTTATTTACTTCCCACTCATCGTTACCACCATTGTAAGTGAATGTAGCCTTTGTCCCAGTGTATTGAGCACCACCGATTTGAAGTCCAGCACCGTTGGCAGCGGCAGCATTGGCTGCAGAGTCAGCGAGTACCAGATTGAGGTCATTCATAGAAACTGTGGTAGAGTTTACAATAGTTTCTGTACCACGAACAGTAAGGTTACCTTTGATGATAACATC